GATCGTTTGTTATCTGCGAGGTGGTCAAACCTGCTCTCACCGGTCCAAAGGGTGATGAGACACTTGATGTTCTTGTTACTGTAACCGAGTGCTTTTGCGTAACTAATTGTAAGTGCCTTGTTCTCACGCTTCTCCTCCATAGTTGCCTTCGTCCTCGCCTGCATCTGCGGGATCTCCAAAGGGTGGTGTGCTATTTGCTCTGGTATGAATACCCACAGTAAGCCTAGCATCAGGAGTAATACTCCAAGTCTTGCCCTCTTGCTCATCAAAACTCCTTTGTTCATCAAGCAGTTGCTTGTACGTGTCCGGATATAGGTGAGCTAGGCGCACTAGCGCCTTGTCTCTTGCTCTTCGATAGTTGCGGTAATGAACTACCTGTCTCCCACTTACCTGCTTACTCTCCATTGATCTTGTCCTCCCACACTATAAGAACATATGCTACCAGCATTACTAGTATCAGACCTAAAGCTAGGCTCATAAGCTGGCTGCTTTAATGATGTCGGTGATGTCTAGGCTCTGGCCTACTAGGTGAGCGTCTTCTTCGTCGCTCTCCCACCCAGATACCAGCACACGAGAGCCAGTAGGTGCAAGATATAGCCATTGAAGGCAATGCTCTGGGTTATTACCTCCCCATTCAGCGTTCCCGTTCTCGTCCACTACCTCATAAAGCAGGATAAGTGGAGACTTCTTTGGGTGTATGGTGTAGATATTACTCATCTGGTGTGTCCCTTCCCTTTAGGTGTAGTGAGCAGTAATTCTTGCCAGCGTGGTACCAAAACCATTCTGGAGCAGCTTCCCAGCCACAATATCCGCACTCGTATTTACTCATCAGCTAACTCCTTTAGATACTCTTCAATGGCTTCTGACTTATGATACTCAGCATCATAGTCAAAATTATTCTTAGCTATCTCTAACGCTTCGATAAGCAGCTCATTAGTTATCATCGCTCTCCCCCTCTCGCACTAAACCTAAACGATAGAGAGCTGAGTTAGCCCTCTCTAGATTCTTGATAGCCCTGGCTATCTCCTGCTGCTTAAGATCTTCTTGAACTTGATTAAGGCATAGGTTAGCCTTAGCTGCTAGATACTCTTCATTCATTTACTTATCCTCCAATTTATTCTGGCACTTAGAGCAATAGACATCATCGCCCTCCCAATATCCGGGCCGGCTGCAATGCCACCACGATACATCGCTATTCTCTTTCATCTCCCATTTACTCATTGCTCTCTCCCTCACTCGGTAAACACGATACGCACCACGCAGTATCGTTGCCCTCTTTCACTATCTGGCCCTCAACATCGGCCCACACTATCTCCTCCTCATCTAGCTCATCACTACATCTAAAGCACTTAATAGGCTCTACCTCCTCCTCTACCCCATAGAATACCGGGTCATTAAGCTCTGGCTCATAACTCATACTAATTCTCCTACCTTAGTAACGGTTACGCTTTCATATTCTGGAATAGTTAAGCCATTCTGATCGGCTACACCTACTGCCCAAGCGATAATCTTGCTATCGCCTACCTCGTTATCTTGCTCGTGATAACACAAAATATTTATTACCCATTGACTGCCATAGAATCTGACCTCGTACTCATACTCACTCATTACGCTACCTCCTTAGCAGCTTTACACCCGTTACATATGATTCCTTGCCCGATTCTAATTGTGTAACTAGGTAAGCGATTACCATTACCTAGCGTTACATATAGTGCGTCATTACTACCGCATTCCATACATATAGGCTTAATCTTCTTAGCCATATCCTTCACCCTTATTCTCTCTTAATTGTGAGGTAATCTACCTCTCACCCTCCCCCGCCCGTAGCGAGGGAGGATAAGTAGCATACTACTATGGCGTACTATACCTTACGTATTAGATTCTCTCTCGCATTCGCGGTATAAATCTTTATTACAGGCCGGGCAGTATGCCAGGAGGCACTTAGATCCGTCAGCGTGTAAGCAAGGTATGAAAGATACCTCCTCGCTTATGCAGTCTGCGCTCATAGTTAGCCCTCTCCACACTCGCATAAGTGTCCGCAGCTATAGCATACCCACGCGCCCGTAAAGTGTGCGTGATACCCGCTATCGCCCTCACTATTGACCCATAGGCCATTACTATTCTTAACTAACTGCATACCATTAACCAGCTTAGTCTCTAGTATCTTAGTCATTAAGCTACCTCTACCCATATGCCATACTGCTGGTAGAGCTTGATTAAGCGCTTAGCTGCTGCGGGGGTTAAATCGCCCGCGCCTACTACCTCTCGCGTCTCAATGTCTATAAGGCGCATATACTCTTTCTTACTGCTCATAATTCACCCTTTCAATTAAAGATCCGGCTAGATACCGGCTCTCTCTCCCCTTACTGTAAGTAAAGGGAGGAGAGTCACCTACCTAGTGAAAGCAGCTCGCAAGCGTACCGATACAATAGCCCGATCCCGTCCACCATAGGCGCGAGCTTATCCATATAAGAAGAGCGAGCAGCGCGAGAGCTGCGGGCGCATAGATTAACACCATACGCCCGCGCTTAGTTAGTTTGCTCACGCGCTCACCCTATCGCCCGCTATAAGCTGCGCGAATTTATCCGCGCCCGCTTTATCTCCTACGCTCTTGCATAATTGCCCCGCGTGTAGGGCGCATAAGTAACGGGGGAATAGATAGCCCGACACGGTAACCCGCGCCATATTCTCACACTTATCACACCTATCCATTAGAGCCACCGGTGGGAGAGAACGTATCCGGCGCGCTCTTGCCCCTCATATAAATAGCAGCTTAGAGAATAAACTATGTCAAACCCTAGATCCATTCCCCCGCCGGTGTTAGTGATTACGTTATAACCCTCTTTACTCTTTACCTTGCGCCCTAATATCTCGCCGGCGTAATAGGTAAGATTCCACGGTTTATTATCTTTCATATATATAAGAGATAAGTCCACGCTCACGCCATAACCGCCAGAACGTACCGCCCGCGCTAGTGTGTAGATCACCGGTTTATCATCTCCGGCTAGAATATCTCTAACCGATTGAATAGCGTTAGCCTTGTTAAGCTCTTTAGCTGCTGCCTTGCTTAGTGTCTTAATCATTAGATATTCTCCTTAGATAACAGAGCAATAGCGCCTAGAATGCTTACAGATAATAAAGATATGAGAGCTATTGCTAGTGTGCTCTCTAGTGTAATCGTAGTGCTAGGGATTAGAGCGTAAAGATACGCGGGTGTTACTATGCTTAGTGCGGTTAGTGCTTTCATTCTTTTAACCTATTCCTTAGAGCTTGTTAGGTAAGTGATGCTCTAATAGGTAAAAAATACCATAAGGCCTACGGTATAGCGATCCATTAGGTAGTTAATTAGGTAACGATTAGGTAACGATTTAGTAGGGTTATGCCTAGACATATGGCGCGGATATGTCTAAGGGTTAGGGCTATCGGTTAGCGGGTAATGGTGAGCAGCTCTAGTAGATCGCAAGGCTAAAGGCTAGGCGGTTAGGTATCGGATAGCTCTATCGGTTAGCGGTTAGGGTTAGGCCTTGCAAGGTTAGGCCGTTACTTAATAGCTGCAAGGGTTAAGGGTTAGGGGTAGCCGATAAGGTAGTCAGCCCTCCCCGCTTTTCTATATCCCTAGACATCTAGCCCGCATATGTCCAAGCCTTACCGTAAAGTAGAGGGTTAGGCCGGAGACGGACACCCCCCCTTGTTGAATTGTGGCGCGGTGGTCCGTGTACTCCCCAACAAAATATATTTCCTAAAGTGAGATCCCAAATATAGCTCTGACCAGCACTTATACTTACTGTGATACAACTCACATCTGTAAAACGGGAAATGCGTTAAATTTCCTGCCTTATATATAGTAAGGGGTTTTAATAAGAAAAACCCCGACTGGTGTTAATGTGGCCTCTGGCGAGGCCCCTAGGCCGAGACCTAACTTACCCCTCAGTTCGCTTGGGCTCCTTCGGGCGCCAAGCCCGAACTAGTCCGTACTTTTTAGTGGGGATAGCTATATCTAACCAGGTGTAGATCATCCATTAACCAGGTGAGACCCCCCTCCTTAACCAGGTGATGAGAATCTAATTCCGCCCGATTTTTTTTAAGGAGATTACGTGGCTGATAATTCAGCAGATATAGCAAAGCGTATTATCCTTACTGCGGTAGCAGAGGGTATGACCGTAGAAGCTGCTACGGCTTCCGCCGGTAAATCCATCAAGACCTACGAGTACTACCGCCGCACCGATAAGATATTTTCAGATAAAGTGGATCGAACCCGCCTAGGTCTTAAAGACAAGGCATTTGCATCTGGAGATGTCCACGACATTACCTTTGCCGAGTTCCGCCAAAGATTCCTCCATAGCCGCACCTTTGAACATCAACAGAACATTGTAGATGTAATTGAGGGCAGGCAACCTTCCTGGTTGCATCCATCTATGAAGTTTGAAAAGGGTGTGGCTAATAACCGCATCCTTATTAACATCCCGCCTAACCACGCCAAGTCAATGACTATCACTGTTGACTACGTCACCTGGCAGGTAGCACGCAATCCTAACTTTCGGGTACTCATTGTATCCCAGACGCAGCGCTTAGCTGCCGACTTTCTCTACGCCATCAAGCAACGCCTGACTCATCCGAACTATGAAGATCTACAACAGGCATACGCAGCTGGCGTAGGGTTTAACTCAAAGACTGCTTCCTGGCAAGCAACCCGTGTCACCTTCGGTGATGAACTCCGTGAGTCATCTGAAAAGGACCCGAACATCGAGGCCGTTGGTATCGGTGGTCAAATTTACGGTAAGCGTGCCGATATGATTATCGTAGACGATGCCGTGACGCTCTCTAACGCCAATGACTTTGAACGACAGATTAAGTGGCTCACTCAGGACGTTCGCTCCCGTTTGAACCCTACTGGTAAACTTATTATTATCGGTACCCGTGTAGCATCCGTTGACCTATACCGCGAGCTACGCCAAGAAGATAGATACCCAGGTGGATTAGTTCCTTGGACCTATCTTGCAATGCCAGCTCTGCTGAGCACAGATGAAGACCCTGACAAGTGGGAAACCCTTTGGCCTAAATCAGATGCACCCTTTGACGGGCAAGAAGAATCTGACAAGGACGAAAACGGTTTATACCCACGATGGTCTGGACGCAACTTATATAATGAACGTCAAGCGATGGACACCAGCACGTGGGCGCTGGTCTATCAACAGCAAGATGTATCTGAGAACTCCGCTTTTGATCCTGTCTGTGTTCGTGGCTCTATTGACGGTATGCGCAAATCCGGCCCATTAGTTGCAGGACATCCAGGTCATCCTAAAGATTTAAGCGGCTTCTCAATCATATGTGGACTAGATCCAGCAATGATTGGTGATACCGCAGCTATATGTTATGCCATTGACCGTAGTTCTAATAAGCGCTACATCATAGATGCAATCAAGATTACGCGACCATCTCCGGCAGACATCAGAGACTTGATATTTAACTGGACTTCTTTATACGGTCCCAGTGAATGGATAGTGGAGAAAAATGCTTTCCAATCATTCCTTACCCAAGATGAAGGAATCCGCCAGCACCTGGCAAGCCGAGGAGTGCTACTGCGGGAACACCATACTGGAAACAACAAGTGGGACGCAGGCTTCGGTGTTGCATCAATGTCAACTTTGTTCGGCACCAAGCAACACGATGGCAAACACCACCGCGACAATCTTATCCATCTTCCCTCTGATCAGACGGAGAATGTTAAAGCACTGATTGAACAGTTAATCACCTGGACTCCTACTACTAAGGGTAAAACAGACTTAGTAATGGCTCTCTGGTTCTGTGAAATCCGAGCACGTGAGATGCTCAACTACGGTCAGTATAACTCTCACCATCTAAAGAATCCGTTTCTTACATCAGCTGAGAAACGTAAGCGTGTTGTTGTCAACATTGACCAACTGCTTGCAGATCAAAACAAACACTTCGTCTAGGGAGATAGTAATGGCAGATTCAACAGCAGATAAGGCTCGCAAAGCACGTGATCGTGCAGATAAAGAAAGATACGCACCTGGTGGGTCGAGCGGTAAAACCGATAGATTAGTTATGGATTTAACTCGCGGAAAAGAAAAAGGAATTAAGAAGGCTCTTACTGCTGGTGGTGTAGGACGTTATCCTAAAGCAGACGAACTACGCGCTGCTAGCGTTGTACAACAACGCCGACGTATTGATACTTCAAAGACAGCTGCTCGTGCAACTGCTATTGAAAAGCGCACTGCTGCAAAAGCAAAAGCAAAGACAGTAACTACTGGCGTTAGTGGTGGAGTAAAAGCCAAAGCAGCGCCTAAGGCAACTACAAAAGCAAAGCCAAAAACTAAGTAAGGACCCCCATTGTTAACACCAAAAGAAGTAAACGATAAGCTAGGTCGGCTGCAGACCAAATACGCTGCACGCGACCAGCGTATGCGTGATGTTCTTTCGGTACGTCAAGGAGATCTCTCAAAGGTCTACCCTTCGATGTTCTCCGAAGATTATCCAAAGCCACTCGTGGCTAACTTCATTGATGTTGCAGCACGTGACTTAGCAGAAGCAATGGCACCACTGCCATCATTTAACTGTTCAGCTACCAATATGGTTTCCGATTCAGCACGCAAGATGGCTGATACACGTACACGTATTGCCAATTTCTATGTCTCTGTTGCTGAATTGCAACTGCAGATGTATGAAGGTGCTGACTGGTTTAATACATACGGAATGATGATTGGTATGGTCGAGATGGATTACGACTCTAACAATCCACGTATGCGTCTGCTTAACCCTTGGGGTTGCTACCCAGAGATGGACCGCTTTGGTCGCACAATCTCTATGACGCAGGTTCTAAGCACTGATGCAGAATCACTAGCTGCACAGTACCCAGAGTTTAGAGATCAGATTCTTGCTAACAATAATTATCAACCAGGTAGCCCATCAATTAGTTTGATTCGCTACCACGATGCAGACCAAGACTTAATCTATTTACCTGAGCGCAAGAACCTTACTCTTGTTCGTACACCGAACCCAGTAGGCAAGTGCTTAGTGCGTGTAGCACAACGTCCATCTCTTGATGGTCAAGCTCGTGGTCAATATGATGATGTACTTCCAGTACAACTTGCTCGTGCTCGCTTTGCAATCCTACAGATTCAGGCAGCTGAGAAATCTATCCAAGCACCTATTGCTATTCCACAAGATGTGCAAGAATTGGCACTTGGTCCAGATTCAATTATGCGTTCTGCCAATCCACAAAATATCCGTCGTGTAAGCCTAGACTTACCACCAGGAGTTTTCACAGAGTCAGGAGTACTAGAGCGTGAACTACGGCTTGGTGCTCGTTACCCTGAAACCAGATCCGGAAACACCAACGCAAGTGTTATTACTGGTCGTGGCGTTCAAGAACTACAAGCTGGCTTTGATACTCAAATCAAATCCGCTCAAGCCCAATTTGCTAGAATGTTCGCTGATCTTATTGGACTCTGCTTTGAAGTAGATGAAAAACTATTTGCTAATGTACAAAAAACAATCAAGGGTTCTGAAGATGGAACACCTTATGTTCTCAAGTACACACCATCTCGTGATATTAAAGGCGAGTATGGCGTAGATGTTCGTTACGGCATTATGTCTGGTATGGACCCATCACGTGCAATCATTGCATTGCTTCAGATGCGTTCCGACAAGTTGGTATCACGTGACTATGTACGTCGTGAGATTCCTATGGACTTGAACGTAACACAGGAGGAACAACGTGTTGATATTGAAGAAATGCGTGATGCTCTTCGTGTCTCAGTGGCACAGTACGCGCAAGCTATCCCGACGCTTGCGGCGCAAGGACAAGACCCATCCCTCATTGTTGCTCGTATTGCAGAAGTTATTAAAGGCCGTCAAAAGGGATTAGCACTCGAAACAATTGTAGAGCGAGCATTCGCTCCAGAACCTCCACCTGAAGCGCCAATGCCTGAAATGGCTATGGCTGGTGGCTCACAACTTCCAGCAGCAGGTGCGGCCCCCGCTCCTGCCTCGCAGCAACCTCCACAAGAACAAGCTGGTCAGGCCCCTGCTGCTGGTCAAAAACCCGATATAGCGACACTACTAGCCGGAATCACCGGCGCAGCGTAACCGAAGGAGGTGCAATATGAACAAAGGAACACACGCTCCAGCTCCAGTACAACCAATTAAGGTAGATACAAAGGCAGGATCAGTTAAGGGCGGTAAAGTTGATTTCGGTTATGCCGGAACAGCTCGCAAAGGCAAGAAGGCTTAATTTAATTAAACTGGAAGGTGTACAGGGTGCTGAACGATAACGATAAAATTCCTCGCCCTGTACGCCGGACAGATTTTCTAGTAATAATTGTTGGGTTCTTTTACAACTTAACACAAGTATTTGAGACATTTATGTCAGAGATTTATGAACTTTCAATTTATCACGCCAATCACAAGACCAAGATTAACAAGGCTTGGGAAGATATGGCACAAGATTTAGAAACATTAGAGGAGGACAAATGACAACTGCGCCAATGAACCCACTAGCAGGTGCATCAGGTCCTGGTAAGTACGCTGTACGTAGCGATAAATTACAAATGGGTTCCACATCATATGGTGAAGGTGGAGACACAGCTGCTATTAAATCTGGCGCTCCGCTTTCAACTACACCTGATGTTAAAGGTCAAGCTCCTAGCAGCTTCCGTGAAGATTTAACTAGAGGTCAAGCACCAATAGTAGGCTTTGATGCTCCATCGCAACGCCCTAATGAAGCAATCCAATCAGGTATTGATATTGGCCCAGGTCCTGGTTCCAGTGCATTGATGATGTCAAATGCAGTTGTAAAGACTTCAGACACATTAGCAAAGATGTTGCCCTTTGACACAGATGGAACTATTGCCATCTTGTATCAGCAGGCAATAGCGCGAGGTGACTAATTGGCTGATCTTAACGCCGCTGCTAACGCTGCAGGTTTAACTCCTGCAGAAAAGAAAGCGATGGAAGAACTCAGCAAAACTCTTGCAAGCCATCGTGAACTTTCTAATTTACCATCCAATATTGCACAGCAGGCTTACGCCTCCAAGACTCCTGCACAACAAGCAGCTCTTGTTAAAGTTGCAGGTAATGAAGACCCAGCAAAGAAAGCCAACCGTGGTTGGCTAGGAACTGCTTGGCACTACACGCTTGGTGGAGCATTTGCAATTGCTCAAGAAGGTTCAGACCTTGCTACTCGTGTAGCACGTACAGGTCTTGTTGCTCTTGACCAAGGCGTACCAATTTTTGGTGCAGGTAATGCTTGGGATATTGCAAACGACAAAGGCGATAAAGTATTTAGTCCTAATCGTATTGAAACAGCAAAGAGACAATACGGCAATGATCGTATCTCTGTTGCTATGCGTGTTTCTAAGGGAGATAAACTTAGCGACATTATTGCTACTGGTACTGATGCTGAAAAAACCATTGCTTCTATGGTTCAGCAGAACAAAGATGACCTTTGGAATGATGCACTAGATACAGTTAGTGCTGCTAAATACTCTCCAGGTCGTGCTGTTGCCAATGTAATTGATGCACTCACACCTGGTGATTTAGTTAAAAATGGTTTTATGTACAAGACCATATCAGGTGCAGTAGATGCAGCTTATAGAGTTTATGCAGACCCTTTACTTGGTCTTGGTAAGGCCAAGAAGATGGTTGATATCTCACGCTACTCATTAGATGTAGTAGTGGGTGGGAATAAGGTTGCAGAAGTATTTGCACGTCCACAAGTTGCAGCATTCTGGAATACATACGGAGCACAACTTACTAAGTATCGTGATGCAGCGACAACTGCTGAAAGAGTTGCAGCAAAGAAGCAATTAGCAATTACAGCACCTGAGTTTGGTGATGCAGTTATTAAGTCTTTTATTAACATTGATACTCCTATCAAGGATGCCAATACTGCAAAGGCTTTCTTCCTTAACGCAGACCAGACTAAAGAGATGATGAAAGGCCAGATTGGTCGCAAACGTGTGATGATTCCACGCTTAGACCCAATTCGTCAGGCTCGTATTGCAACAGTTACTACAGCTAATAAAGTATTTAACATTGACTTTATGGGTTCTAAGTTTGTTGATAATCTATTTTTTGGTGGTGCAGCTACAGATGACGGCATAAGAGAAACAGTAACTAATAACCGTGAGGCTATTGTTGGTGCTATCAAGCCAAAGTATGATGCTAAAGGTATGGCTCGTTTTTCAATGGAGCAGGTTCAGTATCGTATTGATCGCTTCAAGGCTAAACTTGAGAATATCCCTATTTTTGAAAACAACGCACTAGATGTAACTGCCGGTGATGCAAGCAAAAAGGTTTATCAGTACGCACGTTTGGTTCTTCCACGTAACGATGCAAAGTTAATGGCACAAGCATTTGATGATGCTGAAGTAGGACTCAAGAAGGAAATCTTCTACGGACTACAATCAACCATTGCAGATATTCGTGGTCTTAATGTAACTAAAGAAGGTCAACCAATTGCACGTGCTCTACAAGGCAAGGCAGAACCTCAGTTTGCATTGAACCAACTTAAAAATGGTCTTGATTACAACCCAGCAAAGTTGCCTAGTGGCGAGCAAGTTGGTCTTATCCTTTCAGATATGTCTGACTTTGTAACTACTCTTAGTATTCGTGATATTGACCGTGCATCTGCACGATCTGGTTTGATTCAACGTATGCTTGGTGTAGCACACTCTGGTTGGGTAGATAAGATGACTAGTGCTTGGTCATTTGCCACTCTTGCTGGTCCACGTTATGCGCTTCGTAATGCAGGTGAAGACTTAATGGTCCACCTTGCTATTGGTGAGTCACCATTTGGTCTTATTAAGGGTCGTATGCTTTCCACACGCTTGCGTACAGCGCAGCAGATGGAAAAGGGATTAACTACTTTTGAACAGAAGGCAGCAAACCCACTAGGTGGGGCATTGCGCTTTATTAACAAGAAAGAATCAAAAGCCTATGGCGCTGCTATTCAAGCAGCAGATGGTGATATGAACCAGATCCGTGAAATTATGGCTAATGCACTTAATGAAGGCAAGATGGCTCGGTTCTATGGCAAGACTGGCTTAGGAAAGTTTACTGAAACAGACCGTGCGGCACTTGCAATGCAGATTAAGCACGGCGATTTAGACAATGCCTTGATGGATGTTGTTGAAGGTGGCAAGAACTCCTTTACTGGAGTTGATGCCTACACACGTACTCTTAACTTTGCCCGTAAGAATAAAGTTCGTACAGAAGAACTTAAATATAATTTACCAAAGAATATGAGTCGTGCTAAAGGCTCACGTGGTATGTCTCGTATGGCACCGCTTGCTAGTACAGAGTCTGAAGTAGCTTGGGCTATGCGTATTGGATATTACTCCAATGACAGACTAGGTGGTATCGCAGTTGCTAACCTTGATAATGAAAAAGTAGCAGTTAGCAAACTATTCGATTGGCTATCAGATCCACAAAACTCTAAGTTAGTTAAGTCTTTCCGTTTAGAAGAAAACAATATCAGTAAAGAAGAGCACGCACAGCGCATCTACGATGCAGCAAAGCAACTCTTTGTTAAGAACGATGGCGAAACCATTAACCTTAACCTACTAGATAAAGTTCGCAAGTATGACACAGAAACTGGTTCATATAAGATTTCAGGTCAGATTTCACTAGATGATCTGCCAACATCTGTAGAGGATGCTCCTCAATATATTCTTGGACCACAGTTAGTAGCTGTATCTGATACAGGCAACTACACAACATCTTTGATGGAGTGGGGTTGGGACTGGCTAGGTAACGCTAATGCTCGTTTTTCACGTGAACCTATGGTTCTACAGGAAATGATTAAGATTCGTAAAGACTTTGATAAGACTGGCTTCTCAGATGCTTTCATTGCCGCTCACAAGCGTGGTATTACAGATGAGAAAGCACTAATTAAAGCAGAGGCAAGTGCTCAAAAGGAACTAGCAACTATTATCGAAGAGCGTGCAGCAATGCAAACTCTTGCATATGTTGATAATCCTTTAGTACAAAGTCAACTTGCTTTCTCTGGTCGTAACTTTGCACGCTTCTATCGTGCTACTGAAGACTTTTATCGCCGTGTTTACCGTGTTGTACGCTATAATCCAGAGTCAATTGCTCGTGCATCTCTTACTTATGAGGGAATCACACACTCAGGTTGGATTCAACACGACGATCAGGGTGAACCATACTTCATTTACCCAGGTACACAGTATGTTTACAAGGCAGTACAGGGTGCAATGGTCGCATTAGGCGTACCAGCAGAGTTTAAGGTACCAATGCCAGTGCAGTTTGGTGCTAACTTGAAGATGCTTACACCATCTTTGAACCCAGACTCTGCAATTCCTACCCTTGCTGGTCCATTATCAGGTGTATCTGTAAAAGTTTTATCTAATATCGTAAACATCTGGAGTCCAGGTGCTGCAGATAAGATAACAACTACATTTTTAGGCAAGTATGCACAAGATCAACCAATGGTTTCAGC